AAAAGTAACATTAATCCAGACCACTATCGTAAACATCCTTCAGGAATTGAATGTATAGAAATAACTAAACACTATGATTTCTGTATAGGGAATGCTATTAAATATTTATGGAGAGCTGGTCTTAAGTATGAAACGGGATTATCAGTAAAAGATAAAGAAATTGAAGATTTAGAGAAGGCTAAGTGGTATTTGGATTGTAAAATTAAGATGTTGAAAGATGAATAAAGAGTTGGTAATAAAAATAATGAAACAATACAACTCCTGGAGAAGGGGAAAGATTGATGAATTTGAGTATAGTCCTAAAGAAGTTGGAGTTGCAATAGATTATATAATTAAGTATTTAGAAGATGACAACAATAAAGAGATTAAAAGTTAGTTTTGTAGATAAGGATACTATGGAAGGTAGTCAGTCCATACATGGTAAGTTTGCAGATTGAAAATGAGGAGATTGTTGCATATAAAATAATGCCTGAGAATGAAGATGACGGAAGTTATGAATTTTATGCAAAAGAAGTTGAGATTAGAGTTGAAGATGGTGGAAGTGTAATTAATATATAAAATATATAATGTATGAAGAATGATTTTATAAAAAAATACAATGAAAGATTTAATAATGAATTAAATTTCATATTAACAGAGATTGAATGCGATGCAATTAATTTTGCAATATATTATCACAATAAAAAAATGAATAATGAATTGTATTGCAAAAATTACACAGTTAGAGAACATTGGGAACAATATAATTTTATAAAAAAATCAATATCCGATAATATTAGAAACTTATTAGTGGAAGATGATATCAAGTACGGGGCTACTGAATTTATTAAAAACAATGGATTTATTGAATACGAAACAGTTGACAAAGTAACATACTGGCATACAAAGTTTTTTAAGAAAAAAATTAATAATATTGAATATATAATTCATATAAACGTTTATGATAATATTGTGAATTGTTTTCAGATCGAAGACACGTTTGTAGAAAATTTATTATTCTCAACTGCAAATGTTGAAAAATTTGTTGAAGATGAACTTAAAAGATATAAATTATTATAATATATGGGAACAGAATTTAATTTAGCAAAAGCAAAGGAGAAAGCAAAGTTAATGCTCGAAGATGAGCTTGGTAAACAATTTGATGAATGGTTTGATACTAATGGATATCTTGATGTAATTGAGAATCCTGACGATTATTTAGCAGAAGCATTAGTGCAGCAGTTTTATATGGAAGTATTAAATAAAGACAATGAATTATGATACCAAGAAGTTTTAAATTAGGAGCTGAAGTAATTGACGTAATTGAGTGTGACAGCTTGAATTTTTCAAAAGGGCTTGGTCAGCATATAAAAGGTGGCGGTGAAATTTAAGATATCAACCAATGCATTAGGGGGGGTTACATAAAGGATTCAAGTAAAGAAAGAACGGTTGCGTGTATGAAACGTAATGGATTAGAAATACTAAACTTTCAACATAAAATGAACTATAATAGAAGTACAAATTTTGAATATACCACTGAAACCATTATGTTTTATACACGATGTTAGCAGTAGTACGGATTTAAACCACAAACGCTCATTCGGAGAACGAGCCCTTTTTCTTTTTTGTGCGGTGGAAAAATATTAAAATAAAATTATGACAATAGATTTAAGATACGGTGATACAATAGAACAAATGAAATTGATACCTGATAAAAGTATTGACTTTATTTGTTGTGATTTACCTTACGGAACGACTGCTTGTGTTTGGGACGTAGTGATACCTTTTGACAAACTTTGGGAACAATATAAACGAATTATTAAAGATAATGGGGCCATTGCTTTATTTGGAAATGAACCATTTAGTTCAATGCTTAGAATGAGTAATATCAAACAATACAAATATGATGTTATTTGGCAAAAGGAAAAACCAACTAATCCATTTACAATAAAAAAACAATTTGGAAAAGTTCACGAAAATATATCAATATTTTATAAGAAAACACCAACTTATAATCCACAGATGAGTAAACGTGAAAATGTAACAAACCCAAAACCAATGAAAGGTGATTTGAATATTGATGAAACAAATGTAATTAGTGGTGTTTATAAACATTCAGAAGATTATGACCCATATTTAGTATATCCAATATCAGTTCAAAAATTCAATAGAGATAGTAAAAAAGGAGTTGAAAAACTACACCCAACACAAAAACCATTATTATTGATAGAACTTTTAGTAAAAACATATTCAAATGAGAATGATATTGTTTTAGATAACACTTTTGGAAGTTGTACCACAGGAATTGCTTGTATAAACACAAACCGAAACTTTATCGGAATTGAAAATAATATGGATTATTTTAATATTTCTTTAAAAAGGGTGGAAGAAAAAAGAAAAGAAAAAGAATTTAACATAGTAACTTCATTCGGAGATGGGATGTAGTATTACTGCTAACATATATGCATGAACTATGTCATGCATTACTATATCATATAGGTGAGGATGAGCTTAGTGAAAATGAAAGATTTGTAGATGCATTGTCTGGTGTATTACATCAATATATTAAAGAAAATTACGTATTAAAAGATGGAATTTAAGAATAAATTTGATAGATTAGTTTTATTGGTAAATGAATATGTTAAATACTTGAATGTATATACGGAAGCTGATATTTATCATGACTTGACAAGTATAACAATTACATATAAAAAACCAAGGGTTAATTGCTACACATTTCAGTCTATAGAATTTCCAATTACTGATATAGATTTAAGAATTGAACATTATACAAATAAAATTAAATATTGTAAAGAAAAATTATTACATTTGCAAGAAACAAAGTAGAATATGGATAGAATTAAAAAGATTGAAGATGTCATATTGAGAAATGACATGGTATTAACAAGGCTACATGAAAAAGGTCTTGGATTGATAATAACAAATGTTGCTGAAAATAATAATTCAGACTTTGATTATTGTACAGTAGTTGCAAAAGGTTCCAATGTAACTAACGTTGAAGTTGGTGATATTATTATGAAAGGAACCCCAATGGGAGGGTTTAGTTATAGAGATGCTAGATATGCTGTATTTACAGCTAGTAATATCAACTTAGCAGTAAGACCAGATAATTTTGATAAAGAGTATAAACAAACTAAAGTAAATTTACAATGAGTAACAAACCAAAAGGTACAAAAGGAATGGAATTAGCACAGCAAGCTGCATACATTAAAGATATGCAAGATAGGTTAAAAGTGTTGAGACTAGAACATGAATTAACTAAACTAACTGTTGAGAAACTTCAATATGAAGAATGGTTGATGAAGAGATTCCCAGAACCTGCCAAAACTACAGAAGAAAATACAAATACTAAGTCAGAAGGTCAGGATAATATTCCTGGCACAGAAGTTGACAATAATGAAGCATAACCTTAAATAATAAAAATATGTATATAGTTAATTGTAATTGTAGTTTAGCCGGGACTGAATCTTGTAAAAGTTGTTCTGGGAATATTAAAGGAACATTAACAACGTCAACATTTAATCTTAATGAAGATTGGTGGAAAAATTATGTTGATGCTAGAAAGTATGATGTAATTGAAAAGAAGGAATATAAGATTGAGAGGCTTAAGCAAGAACTTGAGGAGGCTAAGAGGAATCTGAAAACTCATGAAGACTATGCTAAAGTTTATCAAGAGTATGTTTTGAAAGCAAAAGACAAAGTTAAAGAGATTGAGAAGGAATTGAAGGAGTTGGAGTAGTATTAGTTTGGAGCAAATGCAACACCCTGGTTAAAAATAAATTAGCCAGGGTGTTGCAATTTAATATATTATGTTATATATTTGTCCAAACAATAATTTATGCAATGGAAAATAAAAAAGACATTTTAGATAGTTAATTTGGATGTAAGAAAGATTTAATAATAGATAATGCCTATTATAGTGAGGGTGATTATAATTTAATGATATATATAGATTCCGGGATGAAGATAATTAATCCTATGAAATGTGGAAGAATAGTGCATTGCAACTCATATCATAAGCCAAATATCTGGATTGAAAAAAGAAATTTCATCATAAACAAAGTTAAGCAAAGGGTGTTGACAATTAACAAATTGCTCAATGTATTAATTAAATTAATAGTATCTTTAATAATATTAACAAGTGGATTATATGGAGCATTTATAGTTTCTAAATATTCAGATTCTGGAATAACTGGAGTAATGATTGGTTATATAATAGCAATGTTGATTCTTATAAATTGGGTATTAGACTATGGATTTTGTGAAAGCATATGGAGTGTAAGATGGAAGCATAAAGGTAAAAAATATTAAGCAATGGAATTAAAGATAAAAGTTGATAAATTGCAAAAGTTTAGATGGATTATAGAACTACTTAGTTGTAATGTTAGTCCATTCAATAAACTTAGGCCTAAAGAAAAAGATGTACTTGCATTATTATATTTCAAATATAATGAATTGCTAAATATACCTGAAGAACATAGAGATACTATAATATTCTCTTCTCAATGTAAGAAGGATATTTGTAATGAGATTAAGATATCTAATGACAATTTGTACAATATATTTGCTGAATTAAAGAGTAAGGGTATTTTAGAGAAGGATTTCTTAGTTAGAAAATATATAATAAAAGATGAAAATACTTTAACATTTAGATTTGTTGAAAATGACATTTGAATTAAAGAGTAAAAATATTTTTGAAATTATAGCAAGACATTACGAATTTATAAGTATATTTGACAAAGTTGAAGATTATATGTACACTGGAGAAGTATTAAAATTTAATAAACAGTCTGGTGAGTATAACTTCAGGTATAGTATAAATAAAATAGACAATGGATTTACAGAAAGTTACAGAAGTTCAGAGTTTTTTACAGAAGAACCCAGGGTACTTTAAATGGGGAAATGAGAAGTTGGCAATGAAACTTGGCTGCACTGTTGAGGAAGTTGAGTATGCTAAGAAAAATACTAAATCAAAATATAGGGTTGGAGATAATTTTATCATAAATAATAAAGAAGACTTTAAGAAGCTTGTTAGGTTTGTAAATGATAGGAATGTTGAAGGGTTAAAACATGATGAAGAATCTCTTAAAACTTTCAGAGAGATTAATAGTAGTATTATGGAGTTCTATTTAGGAAGTAATCTAACCATAGATGAAAGATTTAATACTAAAATTAAAGATAAAGAAGTTGAACAATTTATTCCGAATGCAAAAATACTATTCATAGATATAGAAACTGCTCCAATTAAAGCATTTGTATGGAGATTTTGGAAACAAGATATATCACTCCCACAGTTAATATCAGACTATTTCATTTTAACATGGTCTGCAAAATGGTTAGATTCTAATAGTGTTATATCGGATAGAGTTACTAACACTGAGGCAAAGAATGAAGATGATAAGAGAATTGTTAAAGAGATGTGGAGATTGTTTGATGAAGCTGATATTATTGTTGCTCATAATGGAGATAGGTTTGATATACCTAAACTAAATACTAGATTTATAGTTCATGGCATGGTTCCACCTTCTCCGTATAAGACCGTTGACACAATGTTAGTTGCTAAAAAACAATTTGGTTTCTCAAGCAATAAACTACAACATCTTGCTAATAATTTTGGAATAGAAAGTAAATATGACACTGATTTTGAACTATGGAAGAAGTGCCTTGAGGGTGATGAAGAATCACTTGAATATATGGAGAAATACAATCAACATGATGTGGAAATATTAGAGAAAGTTTACTTAAAATTAAGACCATACATAAAAGGGCATCCCAATATTGACATATATAGTAATGACAAAGAATCTCATTGCACGTTGTGTGGAAGTAAGAATCTTATAATTGAACCTGGGAAGAACTTCTATACACAAGCAGTAGAGTATCAAGTTTATAGATGTCAAGATTGTGGTGGTTTAACAAGGGCTAAACAAGGAAATAAAATGTTACATAAGAAAGTTGTATCAGCAATACCAAGATAATTATGGAAGAAGGATTCAGAATTCCAGACATTTCAGAATTTAAACAAGGGTTTAAATTTCAAAGACTTGTTAATCATAAAGGAAGTTGGAATATTTGGGATTTTTCATCAAAAAATAAATGTGAGTCAAATCCATTTAATTATAATGAATGGATTGATTGCCAAGTATGGTGGGATAGAGAACCAAAGTTAATAACATCGGAATTGGACGAAGGTGTAGTTATTACATATATGGAACATCCTGAAGATTTAAGGCCAATATACAATTTAGATAAAGAAATTAATAACGGTAATATTAGAGTAATGTTATAATTATGGAAGAAAAATATTATATACCAGATATTAGTGAGTTTAAGGTTGGGTTTGAGTGTGAAAAATATGATATGTATTTTAATGAAAATGCTCCAATAGAAGAGTGGAGAATACATGTTATTGTGGAGGAAGATTTCAATGCACTATCAAATTACTTGTCATTTTATAGAGTAAAATACCTAGATTCAGAAGATATTATTAGTTTAGGATTTAATTTTAGCCATGATGTTTACGTTAAAAATTGTGGAGATAGATTGTTATCACTTGTTATAAAAGATGATAAAATTAGAATATGTGAGATGTCAAATTCTGATAAATATAAAGTATTGTTCTATGGAAAGATTAGGAATAAGTCAGAACTTAAAGATATATTAGAAAAAATTTAGTACTAACTAAAATGAAACCTAAAGAAGATAAGTGTGTTTATTGTGAGATTAATGGCATGAAACGGCCAAGGATTGGAGTATATGAAGTTTCAGACCAACTCACTGGAAGTAAGATTAAGGTATGTAAGCAACATAGAGATGAAATCTATGAGTTAAATAGTTTCTTTGAAAATTTTGATGAAGATGAAGCATCTTGAGACAAGGAAACTTATTAAACATGTAGCTTCTTCAAATGATGTGACTGTAAAGCAAGTTGAGGAAGTTATTGACGCTATAAATCAAATGGCATACAATACAATGTCTTACAAGCCAGATAAGATAAATGCATATTATCCTGTAATTAAAATAAAGAATTTTGGTAGGTTTTATGTACCAGAAGGAATAGCAAGACATGTTAAAATGAAATTAGAAAGTAAGTTAGCGAATGGAAATGTTTCAGATGGTGAACTGGAAGTTAGAGGTGAAGCCAGAAGCACTGACAGTTCAAGTATTTAACGATATATTTGTTAGAGATAAATCTAAGGATAAATCTGTGGCAATACAAGAATTGTCTTATGTATATCATATGTGTGATAATAGGTCAGATTTCTCTTCATACTTAGATATCAAGCAACGCAGTGATGCTGTAATAAATCATTGTATAAAGATTAAGAATTGGCGACCTGATAAATTGGTTAGTAACGCTATCCAAGTGTATAAAGAGTTGGATGAGACTGTTACGTCAAGGTTTCTTGATAGTATAAGAATTGCATTATCAAAGATTGATTCATACCTAAGAAATTTCCAGGAAAAAGATGCTGAGAGTGAAGATATGGCCAGGGTTAATTCAATGATTAAAAATTCTATAGAAACTGTTAAATCAGTTAGGGAATTGGAAAAGATTGTTAAACAAGATAAGGAAACTGCTGATACTCTAAAGGGTGGCAGAGAGCGCAGTTTTTATATGGATGATGAAGATTAATGGGATATAAATGGAATATAAATTCAATTCTTTACAAACTGAACTTACTGACGATGTATTGAAAGATTTAGATAGTTCTTCAATATCAGAGTTGTATGATTGCTTAAGTAAGATATATTTAATACAGGCTTTATCAAGGCCTGACAGGAAATATGCTAAGGATTTACAAAGGTGGGATAATCCAAACAATCTTGATTCTCGAATTGAGGATAAAAATGGTAGGATATATGTTGACTTAGAAAATCCACATATCCTTGAAGATATGGATTACTTTAGACCAGCAGCAAAACATTTTGAAGAATTTGGCTGCTATACTAAATTGTTTAAAAATCCAGACCCATCTTCAGATTATATGAAATTTTGGAATGAAGAAAGGAGAAGGTGTAAAGAAGGTTATATTAGGGAAAGTGACGGGGAGTGGATATCTGGATATAATTATCATTATTGGAATTATGGCAGGGTTATGACTAAGAAGAAGAATGGTGCAAAAACTGCAAGTAACAACGAAGGGTTCCCTAATATATATGATTCAGATTATTGGTACTTTCACTATATAGAGCAAGCTGAGAATAATGGTCAGTTTGGGTTCTCTTTGAAGAAAAGAAGATGGGGGTATTCATTTAAGTTGGCAAATATGTTGTGTAGAAACTATGTCCACTTTAGAAAGTCTAAGTCATACATATTGGCGTTTCAAAAAGAATATTTATACAAAGATGGCCCATTAACAAAATTTAAGGAGAACCTATCATTTATAGAAGATAATACTCCATATTGGAGCCCTAGACTAAAGAATATAGATGAACATACTAAATCTGGATATGTTGATAAGAAATTAGGTATTGAGAAAGGCAGATTTAGTGAAGTAATGGGGATAACATGTAAGGACGACCCGGACAAAGGAAGGGGCAAATGTTTTGCTGAGAATACTAAAGTATTAATGAGTGATGGATCAGTTAAATTCATTCAAGACATAATTACTGGAGATGAAGTAATGGGGCCAGACTCAAAACCAAGAAAAGTTCTTGAATTACATTCTGGAGAAGATCATATGTATAAGATTATCCCTATGAATGGAAATGTGCAAATTGTTAACTCCTTGCATGATATATATACTATTTATTATGACTATAAAAATAAAAAACAATATTCGAAATTAATAACTCCAGGAAGTTACATAAATGAACCTGTAAGTGTTAAAATAAGATATAATCTTAGAAAAACAGGAATTGAATTCAATGAGAAGGAGCTGCCGATAGATCCTTACTTTTTAGGATTATGGTTAGGTAATGGCGCTTCCGCAAAACCAGAAATTACAAATATAGATCAAGAAGTTATAGATTATTTATATAAATATGCTGACGGATTTGGGATTAAATGTAAGGAGTATACAAAAAGGGGGGCATGTGTAAGGCAAATAATGTTTTCAGGAGGAGATCCTAGGGGTGGATACCACAATATCCAAGTTAATAAAATAACAAATTTATTTAGGGACCTTAATTTAATAAAAAATAAGCATATTCCAGATTTATTTTTAAAAAATTCAAGAGAAAATAGATTAAGGTTACTGGCTGGTATAATTGACTCGGACGGCCACTTTGATAAAAAATATTATAGATTTGAAATAATACAAGTTAATAAAATATTGGCAGATCAGATTGTGTACTTATGCAGAAGTTTAGGGTTTAAGACATCAATGAATGTAAAACATGTGAAGGGTTATAATAAAAATTATTATAGGATTACCATATTTAATGATTTACATTTGATACCAACTAAAATAAAAAGGAAACAAGCTGAAGTAAGGTCAAAGCAGCAATTAAATAGCCTTGATACAAAGTTTAAAGTATCTTACAATGGAATAGGTAAATATTATGGCTTTACAGTGGATGGCGATAATTTATTCCTATTAGATGATTTTACAATTTGTCACAACTCTGGTAAATTGGTGGCTTTTGAGGAGGTTGGTGTATTCCCTGGGCTTGAAAAGACTTGGACTGTCGCAGAAGAGTCTGTTAAGCAAGATGATTTAGTATATGGATTTTTATTAGGCTCTGGGACTGGAGGCTCCGAAGGGGCTGATTTTACAAGTGCGGAGAGAATGTTCTATTCGCCGAGAGGGTATTCCATAAAACCAATGAGGAATATATATTCCAAGACAAATGGCTCTGGCGAATGTTCATTTTTTGTACCCTCATATGTGTCATATGAGGGGGCTTATGATAAAAATGGAAATTCTGATGTAATAAAATCATTAATACTTCTTTTAAAAGAACGACAGGTTATAAGAAATGCTACCAAAGATTCCCAAAGATTAGTTCAGAAAAAAGCTGAAAAACCTATTACTCCCGAAGAAGCTGTATTAAGAAAAGAAGGAAGTATATTCCCAGTATTAGATATAAAAGAATATTTATCAACAATATACCCATTAGAAGATAAATTCTGCGCATCACATTATATTGGGCAATTAGCATTAAATGATGACAACTCAGTCAAGTTTTGTTTAAATGGAAATTTATTACCAGTAAGACATTATCCAACAAAACCTGATATTGACAAAACTGGGGCATTGGAGATATATGAACACCCTGTGTTTGGTAATAGGGACAAGTATAGATATATTGCCGGATCGGATCCTATAGAAAATGACGAAGTGCTATGGTCAGTGTCTTTAGCTAGTGTATTCGTATTTGATAGATTTACACGTAGAATAGTTGCTGAATATACTGGAAGACCATCAACTAATGATTATTTTGAAATATGCTATAGATTGGCATTATATTATAATGCTACTATAATGTATGAAAATAATAAGAAGGGGTTATTTGGATATTTCCAATTGGCTAAAAAAGCACTTCACATGTTAGCAGATTATCCTCAACATCTTGCTGATAAACAGGAAATGAAACCACGTGCATTTACTGGCAATACTGCTAAGGGTTATACATCAACTCCAGAAATAAAAAGATATGGCAGGAGATTACAAGCTGATTGGTTACTTGAAACCGCATACACAGATTTAGCAGATTTGGAATATGATGATGAAGGTAATCCAATCAATAAAAATTTAGCATTAAATATCCATAAGATAAGGAGCATTGGGTATCTTGAAGAATGTAGCCAATGGAACCCTGATGGGAATTTTGATAGGGTTGATGCTATGACGGCAGTATTAATATATGATGCTGAACTTGGTCAATATGAACAAAAAGTTGTTAAAGAGAGAGTTAAAACTTTAGCTGATGATCCATTCTTTAGAAGGACTGAGAAATTAAAGAGCAATTTTGGACTACTCAGGGAAGTATATCATGTTTAGCTATACGTGCTGATTTTTAAATTTTTATGAAATTTATTAAGGATTAAATTTGTATTTTAAACTGTTATAAATATATGAGTACTTTAGATAATAACCAATCATACTTCCCGCCACAATTAAAGACTGAAAAAGAAAAGACTGAGAAATGGTTTAAGGAGTGTGCAGATTTTGGTAGGGGAATTCTTGGGTGGACTAAGAATAATGCTGGTTCATTCAATGTAAGACCGTCAAGGAGAAATAAGGTTATTAATTATAATCTACGAAATGACATTATAGATAATGTTGAGGCTGAAAGAGTTACCAATCCATATAGGATTGATAATAGTGACTTTCCTAATTCATATAAGAATTATCCATTATTAACTCCTGCATTAAATCTACTTTCTGGAGAGGAAAGAAAAAGGATATTTAATCCTACAGCTACTGTTATAAACAGTGATGCTATTACCGATAAACTCCAACAGATTGATGAAGAGTTTAAGAAGTTTTATTATGAGAAAATATCACAACTAAATTTTGACCCAGAGCAAGTTAAGAAAGAGATTGTAGAATTTGACAAATGGCGTAAATATATCTTTAAAGATAAGAGGGAAAGAATGGCCAATCAAATGCTTAATTATTTATATACAGTAAATGATTTAGCAGTTGAGTTTAGTAGGGGATTTGAAGATTTACTTATAGCTGGTGAAGAAATATATGTTATTGATATAATAGGAGGTGAACCTGTACTTAGGAAGGGGAACCCACTTAATTTCTATACAATACGTAATGGTCAGTCATATAAGATTGAAGATGCTGATGTTATAGTTGAGGATATATATTTACCACCAAGTGCTGTACTTGATAGGTATCATGACGAACTTCAAGAGAAAGATATTAAATATTTAGAATCTGGACATAATATAGGGAGTTCTGGAAATTCTCAGATGTTTTCAAATCAACTAGGCCATGCGGTTGGATTAAATAATATTATACCAGGGGTTGAAATTGTCGACAACTGGAATGATATGTATGGTTCATATAATGGAGCTTTTGATGCTGATGGCAATGTTAGGGTAACTAGAGTATGTTGGAGAGGTAAAAGACAGGTTGGATTTATAACTAAACTTGATGAATTTGGAGATGTTGTAAAGGATATGGTTCCAGAACAATATAAACCAAATAAAGAATTAGGTGAAGATGTTAAATGGGAATGGATTACTGAGTGGTATGAAACAACCATAGTTGGATCTGATTTATATTTAAGGATGCAACCATGTCCAATCCAAATGAGACATATGGACAATCCATCTGTATGCAATCCTGGTATAGTAGGGACTGTATTTAATGTTAATAATAATGTTGGTAGGAGCTTATTCGATGAAGGTAGGGATTTGCAATATCTGTACAACTTTTTCATGTATAGGCTTGAAATGGCTTTTACTAAATATAAGGGTAAAATAGCCAAATTGCCACTACATTTGGTTCCAGATGGATGGGATGTGTCAAGATGGTTATACTATGCTGAATACTTAGGATGGGCTGTAGTTGATGCATTTAATGAATCTCAAAAGGCTGCATTTAGGGGTAAACCTGCCGGAGTAATGAATGAAGGTTCTCCAGTAATTGACCTTGAAATGGGTAATTATATCCAAAACCATATAATGATGCTTGACTTTATTGAAAGAAGACTTGAATCATTGACTGGTATAACTCCACAAAGAAAGGGTGCTATTGATAATAGAGAGACTGTTGGTGGGATAGAAAGGGCTGTAGTTCAATCAAGTTACATTACTGAGAAGTGGTTTGATGTACATGATAATACAAGAAAGAGGGCGTTAAGAGCTTTAATTGAAGCCGCAAAAATTGCATGGAAAGATAAGTCATTTGTAAGGCAATTTACATTAGATACCGGTACAATAGAGTTACTTAGATTTGATTACAATGATGTAAGGGATATAGATGTATCAGTTGATGTAAATAATGGTTCAAATGACATGCAAACTCTTCAGGCATTAAGACAACTTGGAGAAAGATTCTTACAAAATAATGGTTCATTGTCAATTATTGCAGATTTGTATAGAACCAGAAATGTTGGTGATATGCAAAGAAAAATTGAAACTTATGAAGAAGATTTAATTAAGAGACAGCAAGAGGAGCAGCAACAACAATTACAAATCCAGCAACAACAAATGCAAATTCAGGAAAATATTGAAATGCAGAGAATGGAGTTTGAGGCTGAACAGAAAGCTCTTGACAGAGAACTTAAACAATATGAAGTTGATACAAATAATGACACTAAGATATATACTGCTGAATTAGCAACATATATTAAGAGTGGAAGTATTGATGCTAATCAAAATGGAATTCCCGACCCTATGGAGATAGCTTCTCAAGCACTAAAAGAGAGGAAACATGCTTCAGATGTATTCTATAAAGATAGGGAACTTAAACTCAAAGAGAAAGACCAGTCTGATAAAAAAGATATTGAATCAAAGAGAATTGAGTTAGAGAACAAGAGGCTTGAGATTGAATATAGAAAGATAAAGTCTTCTGAAAAGATGCAAAAAATGAAAGATGATGAAGCTTTTAAAAGGGAGAAATTAAAAGCCAGAACTGCAATAAAGAATAAGGTAGTTGGTCAAAAGTAATGTAAATGACTAATAAAAAATTTATAATAAATAGCAACTTTCCAGTTATATATGAAGATTCGGAACTTTGTGAATATGTTGTAAATATTGCTTCAAAAATGGGCAATATGTCGATACATATTTACAAGACCAAACATCTATAACTTTTGCATATTATTTTAAATATTTTATCAATAACGCAACATTAGCATCAAATGCAGTAATTGATTCATACACCGTAACATTGAACCCTGGGCATGGAATGTTGCAAATGAGTATATAACAATTACAGAATATTATAGACTATTACAGGCTAAAATTATTTCTGTAAATGTTAATGTAATTACAATTGACCAGTCAATTGACTATGCATTTACAACTAATGCAGAAGTAAGAAGAATTCCTACTAATATGAATATTGATGGATCTTCTTCAAAAGTTATATTTGACATAAAACCATCTTCAAAAATAAAGTGGCACGTAAATCAAATAGTATTAAGTATGACCGATGATACTGATATGGATTCTGGGAAATTTGGTGGAATTGCTGCATTGACTAAGGGGATTATTGTCAGAAGAAAAAATAGTGTTTACTTTAATACAATAAATGCAAAAACAAATGGAGGGTTAGATTTAAAGGGATTTGTTGTAAAATATGATCCCAAAGCACCATCTGTAGTATATGGAATGACGGCAACAAAAATATATAATTCTCAACAAGGTGCTGGATGTGCAATATTGGTAGATGGTAATGAAAATGAAAAATTGCAAATAATTATACAAGATAATTTAACTGGATTATCATCATTCAATACAGTGATAATATGACATTTTGTAACAGATTAAGATAATAATTAATATATGAAAAGAATATCAGACAAGATTTACAATATGCTTAATGAGCAATTGAAAAATGAACACGAGTCAAGTTTATTATACTTAGCAATGTCACAGTGGTTGAGTTATAATGGGTGGTTTGGAGCTTCAAAACTATGGGATAAATATTCTAAAGAGGAATTAATTCATAGGGATAAATTCTATGAATATATTCAAGATAGGGGTTGTATGCCAAAAACTATGGCAACTAAAGAGCAACCAATAGGGTTTGATGGAATTGAAGCAATAGTTGAAAATAGTTATAAACATGAAATTCAAGTAACTGAATGGATTAAGCAAATAGCTAAAGCTGCATTTGATGAAGGAGATTTAAATACATATGAATTTGCCATGAAAATGATTAGTGAGCAAACTGAAGAAGAAGCAAAAATATTATACTGGGTGGATAGGATTAAAATGATTAAATCTAAGGATGCTTCACTATATTTCCTTGATAAAGAATTTGAAGACAAAATTTAATGCAATTAACTGTTTAGCTATACGTGGAATTAATAATAACCTAATAATCTTTATTAGGTTATTTTAGAAGTATATATTTGTAATAACATAATCAAGCAAACAATGGAAAAAGAAAGTTTATTAAGCGAAATTGACTTTGGGGAAGTGTTTGAAACCCTGGAGACACCGGAGGATATATTAGCTAATCAATCTGGTGTATTTTCAAATCAAAGTTCAAAAAAAGAATCTAATGATGAATTAGAAATTGAACTTGACGATAAGTTAGATGTAAATAAGGATAGTAAAGATGAACCTCTTAAGAAAGTAAAGAGTAAGAAAGAAGAAGTAATTACAGAAAAGGAAAATCCCCCTTCTCAAGATAAAGATACTTCTAATTCCAATTCCATTGCTCTTGACTTTGCTAGGTTTGTTAACGAGAAGGGGGTATTTTCTTCATATGATGAAGACGAGTTCTCAAAATTTGTGGAAGAAAATGGTGACGAGGCTGGGCTTGAATATTTGTTTTCAAGAGAGGTTGAGTCAAGGGTTGGTGAAATTAAGAAAACATATGAGTCAGATTTTGTTGAATATATTGAATTGAAAGATTCTGGAGTTGATTCTGATATTGCCAAACAATTAATTTCATCAAAGATTAAATTTGATTCATTGACCAAGGAACAACTTGAGGCTGATGAGGATTTAAGGAAGAGTGTATTATTTCAGGATTATAAAAATACTACACAACTTTCTGATGAGAAAATAAGCAAGTTAATTCAAAAGAGTATTGACACCGGGACTGATATAGAAGAAGCAATTGAAGCTCTGGAAAGTGTCAAGAAGCTCAATGCAGAAAGAATTAAGGCTGAGAAACAAAGAGTTATTGATGAGGAAAATGCTGCAAAAGATAATATGGATAAGTTGATAAAAGCTTACAAAGATACAATCTACTCAGCAAATGAAGTTTTAGGCCAGAAGATTAATAAACAAACTCAGGCTAAGATCGAGCAGTTTATCCTAACTAAAGGGTATAAGGATGCTAATAATAACCAAGTTGATGGGATTACGGCATGGATTAGTAAAGACCCGATTGGTGCCCGTATAAAATTAGCTTATGCAATAATGACTGGTATGTTAGATGGAGATTTTAGGAAAATTGAATCTAAGGTTAAATCTGATGCAGTTAGTAAAATACATGAAAAATTACAGGCAACAAAGAATGGACTAGATGGTAATCCAAATACTGGTGGAGAAAAATCATCAACATTCAATGCATTGAAAAATACTTTTGGAAACTTATAATACAAACAATTTTTAATTAATTTAATATGAGCGTTAAAATTTCTAAGATGCAAATCTTGGACCCACAATACTGGGGTAAATTTACTCGTGAAGAACACCTAGGTTGGATGGGTATGCAAGACCCTCAATGGATTTCAAAATTTATTGACAGGGTATATGAAGTAAACTATGGGGCAGATAATATTGTCTCATTTATTGACAAATTCCCAGTACGTTATCTTGACGATGACACTCCATTCCGTTGGGCATTACAAGGTAGTGAAGAAAGGAACATTGAACTTATGGCAGCTACATTGTCTGCTGACCCTACTGGATCTCAAATTACTGATGCAGACAAAGCTGGATTAGGATTTGGTACATTCTATATGTGGTTTGCTGAAGATTTCTTCTCAGCTACATCTGTAATGGTTGGACATCACCCAGAGAAATATTCTTTACGTGTAACAACTGATCCAATTCAAGTTGGTAATTTATATGGATATGCAGTTCAGATTGTTTCTGGAGATAGTACTAAATTTATTGATGCTGATGAGGTTGCTGTTGGAACACGTTGGTCTGAAGAATTTGGTCTTGTTGAGCAAACATTGTCAATTCGTGGTAATGAAGTAAAACATGCTAGTCATTTTGTTCTTGAAAATGAATTCTCAATGATTCGCAAGAATTATGAAGTTCCTGGTAATATGATTAGTAAGGGTAAAGTTAATCCGCTTGCATTTAAATTCTTAGACCAAAATGGTAAAGAACATACTGCGTGGCTAAGTAAACTTGAATGGGACTTCCTTACACAATTTCGTAGAGATAAGGCACGTCTTCTTTTGGGTGGAAAATCTACAAAGGCTGCTGATGGTACACATGGTTTGAAAGGTGAAAGTGGTAATGTTATTAAGGCTGGATTTGGTCTTTACGAACAAATGGAAGGTGGTAACATGCTATTTTATAATGATTTCTCACTTGATGTAATTACTGACTTTGCTATGGATATTTCTGTAGGTAAAGTTAAGGAAGATAAGAGGGAGTTGGTTCTTTCAACTGGTGAATATGGTGCATATCAATTGCATAAGGCTTTATCAGCACGAGGTGGTGAAATTTCATGGCTGAGAAGTTCACACAACTTCATTGATGCTGGTGAAGGAAAGATGAGACTTTCTGAAGGCCAATTGGTGGAATATGAATTTATTAATGGTATTAAATTCAAACTGATGATTGATCCTATGAAGGATGATCCAGCTCGTAATAAAATACGTCACCCTAAGGGTGGTTTGGCAAGTTCTTATATCTATGATATTTGGAACTTTGGTACTACGAATGGTTCTCCTAACATACAAAGAGTTGCTGTAAAAGGTGAAGAAGAAATTTATAGATTTGTTCCGGGTATGCGTGATGCTTTCACAGCATATAACAACTTAAGTTCTCCTGCCGCTACTGCCACTTTGAAAGATGGATATACTGTTGGTAAAATGTTCCAAGGTGCAATTCAGGTAAACAATATTCTTAAAACTGGCCGTATTATACCGTCAATTTTGAGATAAAAATACTCAAGGGTGTAGAAATATACCTACACCCTTGTTTTTTATTAAAAATGGAATTAACTTAGCAAAATTAATAATTAATTATTTTAACATGATTAGTATAGACGAAGCAATTGAGAAGGGATATTTGGAAAAAAGAGTAGTGTATTTAAAACCTATTGGAAGGAAGACTGGCATGGTTAATGATGAAAAACATGTTGCATATTTTAAAATGGATGGAGCTTCAGATAGGTATTGTTTAAAAGTTGACGAACATACACAAAAGGTTGTCAATCCATTTACTAAAGATGGCGAAATGGAATACTTCTCTCAAATTCTTGGAGAGGATCTTAACCCATATAAAAAGAATAATGAATTCTGGGGTTCATTTAATGTAACAATTACAAAAACTCCAGAGTTGATGAAGATTGGTAAGAAATTTGACCTATCTAATCCAAGGGAAAATTTGGAATATAAAGTTCTTAAAACTTGGAAGAAAGAAATATCTAATGATTGGGATTCGAGATTTAATGGACAGTTTAGGTACGCATTTGTTAATGAAAATTATGAAGAAGAAAAGGCTATATCTGAAACACAATTCTTAATTGAGATTGGAGAAGCTCTTGGCAAGCTTCAGGGAAATAATGATAAGATGAGAGATTTTATCAATATCTACTACATGAACAAGTCAAAGAATGTTTCAATCCCACAAGAGGCTGATACAAAGTTCTTGATAGGGGAACTTAAGAAAATTGTTGATGTCGATAAGGAAGGATTTATTTCTTTATTTAAAGATAAAGCATATAACACGAAAGTACTTATAGCTAAGGCGATAAATAAAGGTGTTGTATTGAAACAAGGTGTCGGGACTTATATAATTAATGGAGTTGATACTAAATATAGTTATGGTGAATTAATTGCACAGATGAAGCATTGGGAACAAAAACCTGATGACCCAATTTATGCAAAAATAATTGCAGTAACTAAACAAAAAGATAAAGCTAAGGTAGAAGATTAATGACATCTGCTGAATTAATATCAAAATTTAATATAAGACTTGAGGCTGTTGCTAGTGCGGCAGCCCCAGGTTTTACTAATACTGAAATCTACAGTTTATTAAATACTGCTGAGAATGAAATTATTAAGAAATATTCTCAACTTGGTGATTATAAGTCAATATATACTGTAGTAAGGACTTATAGTGGAAGTATGAGTCCAATGACATTGCCATCTGGCGAAAGTGTTTATGGTATTGCAATATCGTCAATAGTTTCATCACCAGTAAGATTTTTTATAGATGCTATGGTTGGGGTAACAAGAACTGAACCTGCAATAACATCTGAATTTGTTAGAGCTGAGATAATATCGGCATCTGATTTGTCAAAGTTTGTAACAACTAATTTCAATAAACCATATTTCAAATATCCTAAGATTATATTTGGATATCAAGCATCAACCGCCCCATATTCATATATAATTGTAATTCCTGACTACTATACAACAAATATTAACCAAATCCAATTAACATATGTGTTAGCTCAGAAAGGAATTGATGATTCAAATACTTCAATATTGCCAGGATTTTTACACGATGATTTAGTTGATTTGGCAGTTAATTTAGCAGCAGAATCTATATTTAAAACTAAAATACCTCAACAAGGATAAATATGAATGCATTACAAATGCAAATAGAATTTCAAAGGTTATTATATACATCAAATCCTGAATTTGAAACTAAGGATAAGTTG